GCGAACAACGTTCCTTGTGTTTTCGGTCAGCCCTGAAATCAGGTCATAGGCGTGCTGCTTTGCCCATGATGCCGCTTGCTGATTGACAACCGCCCAATCCACGGCAACCGGTAATTCACCCAACACGGTCTCCGCTTGCTGCATGTAAATCTCGGATAGGAAGGGCAGCAGCGATCCGTTCAATTCGCTAATCACCTTTTCCCAAAAGGCTTGCGGCACATTGGCATAACTGGGCGGCGTACCCAACAGCCGCAATAGCTCTTTGCGGTGTGCGGAAGATAACTTGCTGAATCGCCTTGCAAGTTCCGCTTCAAGCTCCAGGCGGTTGATAATATCAGCCATTACGGATAGCCCATCCAGGTCAAGTCAGCAAACACGGGCTCTACATCCTCTTCACTTTCAGCCTCTGACAGTGCCCCTTTTATACTGGCATGGGTCAAAGGCTCGATATGCTTACTCTCAAAGGGGCAGTCTGCAGGTCGCCCCTGCTTCACACGATTAATAGATTTCGTTTCCCATTTCTCAAGGTCAATCATCCGCAAGTTTTCAGGCTGCGGTTCAGGCTCCGGTTCAGGCTCAACCTGTGGCACTTGTGGCTCTGCTGCTGGTATCAAGTTCGCCATAGTGTCACGCCGCTCATTCTTTGCCGCAACCAACGCCTGAATTTCAGCCAGTGTTTCAATGTCAATGTCATAGCCCAATATCTTACTGGCAAGCAGGAACTCTTCCGGCTTTTCAAGGGCGTTAATCAGGTGGATAAGCGATTGCGCTCGCTCGTTCTCATCCTCCTGGTAAATGCTCATCTGGTCAGGGTGGAACTGCAGCTTGTATCCAAGCGGCTCGAATACCTGTTCGTTCAGGGCGGCTTGAATGAAGTTAGCTTCTGGAATGATTGTTTTATCGTACAGGTGCATGTCGTCCTGTTCGGCGGTTGCCCGGTTGCTGGCATTGCTGAAAAGCACGCTGTACGGGATGCCTAACGAGGCGGCGATGTCAATCCGCTTGCTTTCGGTCAGGTCATTGTTCTGCAAGCTCTCAAGCCCTTCGCCAATCTGCACAGGCTCAATCTTTTCGGCGTTGATGATATCGGTCTGCCAGGCTCGATCCATGCCCAGCACACGCTTCCACCAAGATTTCAAGCGGTCACGTTCTGCCGGCATGATGTTCTGTGTCGTCAGCAGGGTGGTCTTGACTGCGCCCTGTTTGAAGAACTGGCTAGCGAATAAGTCCACATTCAACAGCACCCCACAAGCGTTGGCGGCTGCCATAGCGGGTGATGCAGTTGGTGGACCCAACTCAACGAAGGGATCGGGCTTCCACAGGTAGACAATATCGTCAGGCGTGTACTGCGCCGGCGTGCCTTTGATGGTGCGGGTGAACTTGATCTCACCCGTTTGCTCGTTGATTTTATGTTTGATGGTGGACGGCATCAGGTAGCGCAAGTTCGTATTCTTGAAAGCGGTCTGCTCACGGAACAGGTAGGAGTAGCCAAAGATGGTCAGGCTCGCTTCTATCAATCCGAATAGCTGTTTCGGGTGCGGTAGAAATCCAAGTTTGTTCTCCCAGTTCTCGCTGTCATCGAATATGTCATCACCCTTCATAATCAGGAAGGGGATGTTCGTGATCGCGTTACTGCGGATATCCACACCGCGAAACATCCACGGGATTGAACGCATATAGTTTCCGATATCACCAGCGCTAACGTCGTCACCCGTGATATACTGCCACGCTTCACGGGGGAGGTCATTCAGGCTCACACTTTTTACAAATTTATAATCATTATTCATAATCACCTCAATAGATCGCCCAGCCGCTGTTACTTGTGCACGCATCCCACGCTATCGCAAGGCTCATCACCGTGTCATCGTGCATCCCGTCAGGCGCAGAATAGCTGAAGCTCCCGCTTGCGTTGCGCTTGCTCTCAAAGCTCAACAGCTCACCCACCAGTATGGGGTCGTCAATCACGCGGATGTTGCCGTGCTCAAAGGCGGATTGCAAGCCCTGAATGATTGCCTGCTTCGTGGCGCTGGTGGTGGTGAACGCCCGCACAGACAATCCCCGCTCAAGCATGTGGTCAATCACCGGACGCCCGATACTGTTGGCTTCAATGGTCATGCTCTGCAAGCCCCAACGGGCATACACGGCAGCAAGCCTATCTTCAAGCACGGGATAGTCCACGCGGTTGAAGCGGTCAAGAAATACCATGTCTTTACTTTCGGTATCCATAACGGTCACGACGGTATAGTCAATCGAACTTGCCACGTCCACGCCGGCGATGTACTGCCTGCCTGCGATTGGCTCTGAAGGCTCAAGGATAGCCGCTTCCTGCACTCGCCGGAAGACGCCGCCTTGATCGTCGATAAACTCGGCAAGTATTTCCTGTCTGTAAATGATTTCCGGTAAGGTATCTTTCAAGTGCTGCAGCTCCGACCTTGAGATATACGGATTGTCCCAGGATGTCTGCTGAAAGCTTGACCATTCCGGCTCACGATCGTCTTCACCCAATCGGAACAGGTGCCAGAAGAAGTTCCTGCCTTTGGGCGTTCCCGACACAACCGCACTGCCTTGAAGATCGGCAAGCGTGATGCGGATCACGCTATTCCAGGCATATTCCAGGTGCGGAACAAACGCCGCCTCGTTAATCACGGCGCGTTTGTAGTGCCGACCACGTGAAGCGTCACGATCCTGCAAAGACCACATTTCAAGCGCGCCGCCGGTGATCGTTTCAATCGTGCGGTCACGCTCCGATTTCGTCTTTGTGATAGGTGCCAAGGTGTTCACGAACCAATCCCAATTCACCTGCAAGCTCTTGAAGGTCGGCTCATACCACGCAACCGGCTCACTCTCGACCAATCCCTCACAGGTATAGTTCCTCAACATGATGTCTTTCCCAAACCGCCGCCCACAATCCAGAACATTGAACCTATTCAGCTTCTGGTGGATCACCGCTTGCGCCGGATGGTAGCTCGGCAGTTTGATATGGGGTATTGACATATTCGATCTTTACCTTCAATTCGCCGGATTGTTCGGTCTTCTGGTCTACGCTCTGGGTGGGCTTGCCGATAATCCGGTCAATAATCTGCGTTGCCGCCTGCGATCTCACGCTCACGTTCCTGTCATCAAGTTCTGCGATAATCTCTTTTGCCGCTTTCACGCCGTGCTGTTTGATCAGCTGCATAATCTGAAAGCCTACGTCTTTGACCAGCTCGGCAGCAATCCCATTCAGCTTTTCCTTGTCGTGCGCTTTCAGCCAGTTATACGAAACGCCGATTTCTTCATAGGCTTCTTTGTCCGTTGTCGTCAAAGCACGCGCAAACACATAGCGGCGCTCCTCAATATCGAGCGTTGCCATGATTTCGTCTAAAGTTGCGTCAGGATTGCTTTTAATCGACATTAGTCGCGAATTGTTCACCTTTCAATCACTTCTGATTGCTCTCGAATTCTTTCCACTCGTCTGCGTCAAACACCAACACGTACAAATAGCGCCTGCTCGCTTGCGCCTCGGCTAACTTCTGCATTGCGCCGATTGCCTCTTCCCCTGCGTCAAACTCAAAGCGCGGTGACCCGTCTGCCATTGTCTTGACACGTGTCACGCCGCCCACGAAGGACACAAGCGGGTCTATCTGTGCCATATCTCTACGCTCCGAATATGCAGCCGTTTCCACGTCCACCAACATGGCGAACTGTCGACGAAGTCAATCACGTCACGAATGTTCATAATGCCAATGCGCTCCAGCAATGTTTTACGTTCTGTGTATCAAATATAACGAGTTTCGTTATAAGTCACGAACAACCTCTGGTCAGGAGGGGTGGATTTCCCCTTGCTGGTGGGGTGTCCGTCCAAGATGACCAGTCTTGATCCTCTTTCACAAACAGCGCATAAAATAATGCCAATTTTGGGGGCGGTCACGGGTGAAAGGAGTAAAAGCCCCATGCCGCCCCAGCTTGACCAAGGGAAAGAGTAATGGTCTGCTAAGATGCCTATAATTCATTGTCAATCGTATCCAGGTGGTCGTCAACTTTCTCTTGCCACTCTTCCAGGTCTTCAATCCGGCAGTCCCACGAAGTTGTGTTGTCCTCCAGCACGCCAACGCGGTCTTCCAGCTTGTCGAACTTGCGCTCAAGCTCAAGCAGCCGCCGGATAATGCCCGCAAGCCTATCCACCACCGCTCCCGTTCATAGCGTCAAGCCGTGCGGTCAATTCCTTCACCTGGGATTGCAGCTTTGCGATCTTGCCGTCTTTGCACTTGTTCTCGGCAATCAGCTTCTTGATTTCGGATTTCAGGTCGTCGTTTTCCCGCTGCAATGTCTCGATCATATTTTCACGCTCGTCCAATTCCACCTTCAATCCGGCGATTGTCTGCTCCAACTGCTCAACCCGCGCCTCTAACTGGCACGCCCGCGCCGTTAGTGCCTCAAGCCGCTTTTCATACACCGCCGATATCGTGGTGTAAGCGTCAGCCCGCACTTTGTCACGGTTAGCGATCCAGCCGATAAATGCCGCACCAATCCCACCGCCGCCAAGCGCTGCAACTACTGCTACGATGATTGTTGTCCAGTCCATGTGCGCTCCGGTGTAAACTATTT